CTGGCCAAATTCTCATGACAGCACAATATCTTTCCCGCGAAGGCGACACGCTGGACTATATCGCCTGGGCGCAATACGGGACCGTCACACCGTCGATTCTTAACGCGGTGCTGGCGGCTAACTATGGGCTGGCTGACCTGGGGCCGGTGCTGCCGGTGGGCACCGTCGTGGCGCTGCCTGCAATCGACGTGGCAACGGACGTGGCGACCACGGGCGAGGTTTCGCTATGGACGTAAGGGTTACGCCGTCGTTTTCGCTGAAGGCGAACGACAACGACATAACGGCCATCATCGTGGATCGGTTTGTATCGCTTTCGCTGACGGACGAAACCGGCGACAACGCGGACAAACTGGAAATTGTGCTGGCCGACCACGTGGACGATGCGCGCATTAAAAAGCCGCCCACGGGCGCGGAAATCGCACTATCGCTGGGCTATGACGGCGTGATGACGGCGAAAGGTATTTTCGTATGCGACAGCGTGCGCCGCACAGGCTGGCCGCGCCAGCTTACGATTGTGGCGCACGCTGCGCCGTGGGACGAAACACCGAAAGGCAAAATAGACTTTCAGTCCCACAAGTCGCGAGCGTGGAAGGTGGGAACGACCATCGGCGCAATGGTCCAGAAGATGGCGAAAGAGCATGGCATGACCGCGCTGGTTTCGCCATCGCTGGCCAGCGTCGCGCTGCCGCACATTAACCAGTCCGAAGAATCAGATATAAACCTGCTGCTGCGCATCGCGAAGAAATACGACGCCATTGCAAAGCCAGCCGGTGGAAAGCTGATTTTCACCAAGCGGGGCGACGCCACGACGGCAAGCGGCGCAGCGCTGCCAAAAATTCCGGTGGCGGCCAGCGATTGCGGCGCATTCCAGTGGGAAGAATCCACGCGCGAGTCGGCAGGCACCGTGGTGGCCTATTACCACTCGACGCGCAGCGCGAGGCGGCACGAAGTAACGGCGGGAACAGGCGAGCCGGTGAAGCGGCTGAAGCAGTATTTCCCCACGCCCGCCATGGCCCTGGCTGCCGCAAAAGCGGAACTGGCGAAGCGGGCGCGCGGCGCGTTCCGGTTCAACGTGAATATTCCTGGCGAGCCGCGATTGACGGCCGAATGCCTGCTGGACGTTACCGGGTTTGGTGACGAGTCAGACGGCGAATGGCTGGTGAAGCGCGCAATTCACAATATGAGCAAGGACGCTTACCGCTGCGTGGTTGACTGCGAAAGGCCGAACAGCGACGCCGACGTGGAAGCAGTCATGAATGGCACGGAATCGGACGCGGCAGACTAGCGAGAGCCGTATTATCCAGATGGACGAAACGCCGACCGTTCGCCACCGCTGCCGCTGCCCCGCGCGTCCCTGGATGCCAGGGCAGCGGGGTTTATCCAGATGAACGCAGGCCGCCCGCCTGCGCTTCGCTTTAGTCTTCCTCGCCTTCCACGTCCATGGCTCCATGAAGCGGGCAGGGCGGGCGGCCGACTTCCACCCACTTGCGCGTGATTCGCACCGTGTAGCCGCATTCGGCGCACATGGCTTTGAGAAGCCGGGCGGATTGCTTTTTGGGGGCGGTGGAAATCTCGCTTTCGCCTTCTCCATCCAGGCCAGAACCTTCACCGCCTTCGCCACGTTGTTGCCCGCGCGCATTGGTCCAGCGCAGGCTGGCGTGCGGGATTTTGCCCAGCTTGTCAATGAACGGCTGTGCCCACGTCTTAAACGCATCGCCCGGCGTGGTGGCCGTAAGCGGCCGGTTCATGCCGAGCGCCAGCACGACACGGGCAAACGCGCCTTGGTGGCCGCATTCGAACCCCACGGCAGCGTGCGCCAGTTCATGCGCCAGGTGGCACGAAATCATCATTGAATCCGCTTCGTCCGGGCGAATGTGGATTTGAAAGCGCTTGTCTGCGCTATTGCTCGAATGCCAGCACTCTGCTGCCGCCTTGCCGTCTTTGCCTGCGGACGGGAATCCCACGGACACATAGAACGGCGGCAGCGGGTGGCCCAATTCTTCGAAGCGCGGGGCCATGAGGTTTGCCATTTCGTTAAGCCAGGTTTCGCGGTTCATGCTGAAAGTCCCTTTCGTTTCGTTATTCGTTTAAACGCAAAACGGATTCTAGTCGTTTACTTTTGGAAACGCAAGCGGGCGTAAAAAAGCCCGTGGCGAACAATCCACGGGCTTATTACTTCAGGCTATGAAATCAGCCTTACTTATGTCTAAAATGGTACATCGTCGTCCATTTCATCGAAGCCGCCGCCCGCTGGCTTACCTGCTGCGGCCGGGCGTTCCTGTCGCGCCGGGCGTTCGCTGCGCTGGCCACCATCGCCTGACGATCCGCCGCCTTCGCGCGGGCTGCCTAGCATTTTCATGGTATCGGCCACAATTTCGGTGCTGTAACGGGTTTCGCCGTCTTTCTCCCAGGTTCGCGTTTGAATGCGACCCTGGATAAACACCTGGCTGCCTTTCTTCAGGTATTCACTAACGATTTCCGCCAGCTTGCCGAAGAATGCCACGCGGTGCCATTCGGTGCGTTCCTGTTTGGCGCCGTCTTTGTCTTTCCACGTTTCCGTGGTTGCAATGCGGATATTGGCTACAGCGTCACCGCTGGGCAAATACCGCACTTCAGGGTCCGCGCCCAGGTTGCCAATGAGTTGCACTTGATTCAAATATGCGGGCATGAAAGTGACTTTCCGAAAGTTAAATTGTATTACGAAAGACGCATGTTACGCGAACGTGGACGGCTGCGCCACGGCGCGAGTAAGCATCATGAAGCCGATTTGCAAATGGCGCTTCCCTTCTTCTTCCCAGCCCATGGCTTCGATTGCCACGGCTTGGTTTTCTTCGTCGCCACGCGCGGCCGTGTACTGCTTCGCGGTGCGCTTTTGCACGGCTTCCACCAGCCGTTTTGTTTCTTCCCCGTGCGCCTGGATGCGTGCCAGAAGTTCTGCCGTTTCCGGGCTGGTGTTTTGCGTCATTTGGTCCATTTGTGGTTCCTTTCTTGCTATGTCAACGCGGAACGTTTAATACATTCCGCGTGAATGATTATCAGCGATACCTTTCAAATTCTCTAGCGCAAACAGGGCCACAAAACAGCCTTAATTCGTCGCCTTCGAACGGTTCGGCACACCGTGGATTTTTGCAGCAGCCTTCTGCGGCCACACGCGGCGCTGCTTCCGCGCGTGCCCGTTGAGCCTGGATGGATTGCGCCAGGTCAATCTCGATTCTGTGCTGGGCCTGGTCCAGCACGTCCGAAAACAATTCAGCCATTTGCATGGTTCTCTGCGCGTTCCATGGCGATGACGGCGCCAGCCAGGTAATTGATTGCGCCCAGCAGTTCGCGCACGCCAGCGCCGTGCGGCAGGCGCTGCGATTCTTCGGATTTTTTGAACGCCTGGCCCAGCAGCGCGCCGACACCAAAACGCCGCGCCATGTCCTGCATAACTTGCGCGTCGAACGGTTCGCCGTCTTGCGCGTGGCGTTCCGCACCCTTGCCGTGGGCGGCCTGCTGGAAAGCGCGAGCCAGTACGCGGGCAAGACTTTGATAGCCCGGCGCGTCCAGCAGCACGCCGGATTCAGCATGCGGCTTCTGCGGAATCACTTCCAAGGCGCCGAAATGGAAGTGGTCGTGGGCGCCAGGGATTTTGCTGGCAAGCTGCACCACCACCATGCTGCCGTCGAACCGAACCACGCGGCCGTCGCAGCCCGCCATGGGCACGTGTACCGTGTCGCCCACGGATACGGAAAGGGTATTGGTGGCTGTCATTATTCGGCACCTTCCAAAGCCGCATTCACGCCCGCCAGTTCAGTGCCACCCGCTTGCGCTTCGGTGCGTTGCTTGTCGAACGCGGCGGCCTGTTCCTTTAAGTCGTCCGGGCAGCCCTTGGTGCTGATGCGCTTTTTAATCGCAGGCGCAACGGCCGCCCATGCCTTAACAAGTGCGTCCATGCCCTTTGCCGCTTCCAGGCGCAGCGCGTCCAGCGTGCGTTGCTTTTCTTCGTCCACCTTGGTGCCGCCGTCCACCCATTCACGGATGCGCAGGCCGTGTTCATAGCCCAGGAAGCCTTCGTGCCAGCCGACCGTCCCCACGATTTCTTCCAGGTCCGGGTGGCTTTTCAGCACTTCGCGCTGTTTGCCGCCGTCGTACATCATGATCGACACGGTAAGTTCGAACGGGAAATTCTTTTCGCAAATCGGCTGGATGCCCTGCGGTTCGTATTCCGTCTTTCCGTTGACCCGGACCATTTTCGTTTTTTCGCGGGCACGCATGCACGCGATAACGTGCATCGGCGACGACAGCAGCGCATTCACGAAACGCTTATGCTCTGCCTTTGCGTCGTTCCATTTTGGAACCTTCAACACTGAGCCGGGCGGGTTCGCGATTTCTTCACAGCCGCCAGTGCCTTCCCATTCGTGCGACGTGCTATCAATAATCAGCACTTCGAAACCAGCCTTTGCCGCGCCTTCAATCACGTCAATGTAGCGTTGCGGGCTGAACGGCGCGTACAGGTCGTGAATCATGAATTTCTTCACGTTGCCTTCTGCGTCCTGCAGGACGCGGGCGAACAGACGGCCGCGCCGGTTTTCCGTGCAGACAAAGCCGATTTTCGACGTGTCGCCCTTCACCATGCCGTGGGCGATTTCCAGCGCCGTGCGGGTCTTTCCGCCGCCGCTTACCCCAGCCAGGCCAATCACCAGCCGGGCGCCTTCGCGTTCCGCTACTTCGAATTTGATAGTCACTTTCTTATGTTCCCTTTATGCGCCAAGACGCTGCACGCCCTGGCTGACATACCAAGCTGGCAATGCCAGGCTTTCCACTTTCTCGCTATACGCCGGAAACTTCCCGCTTTGCAGGCATTCCGCGTATCGGTTCAGATTTGCCCGGTATTGCATCCGGCCTAAATCCACGTCTTCCGCTCGCAACACATACACGCCGACCGCATACGGCGCCTTTTTTTCCACCGCGATAAACACAAACGCACGCGGCTTACGCTTCACTGCCGCCAGGCCATCCCTGTAAAACGGGTCCTGGACGTGATACCGATAGTTCGCGCACGACTTCGCGAATTCCTGCGGGCTGGCGTCTTCTGTGGTCTTCAGGTCCACCACAAAGTCGTCGTCAGTCAGGTAATCCGGCCGACAGCGACACAGCACGCCTGTTACCTTGTCAATCCAGTACACGGATTGTTCAGGACGCCCAGGTTTTTGCAGCAAGGCTGCTGCCTTCGGATGCGCCATAACGGCTTCGCGCATCTTGTGCAGCACGTCCCATTCTTCCGTTTGCAGGATCGAGCGGTGGCCGTTGTTGCGCTCCCATTCCGCCTTCAAATCCCTCCACAACGTCACCGGCTTACCGTTCGACCGCAGCAGTGTTGCAAGCTGTTCCGTCGATCCTGAAACGGGCAGCAGCCCTTCACGCGATTCGTTCAGCACACCAATAAGCTGCTTCAGTTCCGCGCCGCTCATTGCTTCGCAGGCTTCACGCGTCCACACCATCGTGTCCACGTCCGTTTGCGCTGCAATGATGCGTTCAATCTGTTCTGCCTTCGCGCCCGTGGCTGCCAGTTTTGGCAGCCGCTTTGCGTTCAGGCTTTCCACCATCGACACCAGCACTTCCTTATCGTCAATGGCTTCGGGGTAATCGCTGCGCCGCATGCCCAGCGTGTATTCCGTCGCAAACACCTTGGGTTCCAACACCAGCGCATGGAACGCGGTTCCTATGGCCTGCGCCGCCGTTGGCACCCTGTCTTCACGCGGCGCGTCCAGTGCTGCTTTCAGATGCGCCGGGCTTCGTTCGATCAGGTCCAGAAGCGACTTTGAAACCCCTGGGCCGCCGTGGTAATCCGCGTTCGAAATATCCGGGTAAATGCCTGGCCTCATGCGATGAAATCCTGTGCTTCCTATCGAACATACACAAGCG